TGTGCTCCCAGAGCAGCATGTACGCCTCCCGGGCCGAGGTCGGGACCTCGACCGCGTTCTCGCGCACCAGGTTGAACACCTGCTCGGCGCTCTCCAGGATGGTCGGAGAGACGGCGGGCACGGTCTGCTGCTGCTGGGTGGCGCTGCCGGCGCCCGAGGTGTTGACGGCCACGGGGGGGGTGTTCCCGTTCGGCAGGACGGCCGAGGAGCCATCGCCCTTCGGCATACCCGCCGTCTTGAACGCCTCCCACGCGCGCTTGATGTCCTCGAGCGTGGCCGATCCGGTGTTGATGGTCGGCCGGTTGCTCCCGGCCATGTCACCGAACTGGAAGGTCGTGTTCTTCATGTTGACGGGCGGCTGCACCGTCCGGAAGAAATCCGTCCGGAGCCCGTGCCGCCCTTCGGTGAAGATCTTCTGCATCTCCGCCATGGGGAGACCGCTGTCCAGGACCTGCTGACGGGTGTAGGTGTTCGACATCTTCGTGACCTTTCGGTCCTCTCTCGTTGTCTTGCGCGCTCGCGCTGGGGCCTACGCCCGCGACCCGGATCGATCGTAGCGGCGGGTCAGGTCCTCTGCCAGACGTATCGCTGGAGCCTGACGGGCAGCGACCGTATCTGGGAGGCCGGGGCGTGCTCTCGCACGCGTACCAGAGACACCTTTGGGGTCCTACCCATCACCGACCGGCGTCGGCGGTCCTGCTGGCTCCTCCCCGTCCCGGACCGCACCCCACAGAGGTGGGGGATACCAGAGGACGTGGATTCCCGGTTATGAGGGTGTGCCATCGTGACGGCTCGCGTCTCCGGATACCAAGGGATCCTCTCCCCCGTTGCGGAGCGAGCTTGAACACCGTCCAAGCGATGGGCGCGGAGGTCTCCTGGGCACCGGGTCAGGTCGTTAACCCAGCTCGCGCTGAGCACGTCGCCGTCTCGGGCACCCGTACGGAGGTCGCGCTCTGTCCGGGCCACGGACGTGGCCCATCCTGGCGGGCCGGTTGGGGCTCGCGCCCCCGCGCGGGGGAAGCTCCCCGCACCCGACCCACAATCAGATATTAAGCCCCCCGTATGTCGATTCCTGTTGCGGGACGGTTGAGAACCTATGTATAGGCAGGCTGATCTGTTCAGCGCTGCATAGATCGGACGGGCCTGTTATTCAAGCTTTCTCAAACACTTCGATCATATCTAATCTATAGGTTTCTCCAACCCTATCGGCATGTCCTACCAGGTAGGGAGGGCCTGTGGGGTAGGGGCCTAGCGGATAGGCACCCTTGGGTTAGGCGAGGATGGCAGGGGAGGTCGGTCGGGTCTGTGGCCCCCTATCCCCTCACGGGGTCACGCGGCGCCGTAGCCACACATCACGCCCCCCCTCCCCGGCACCGGGGAGGGGGAGTGCGAGGGAGAGGGGAAGGGAAGAAGAGGTTCGACGGCGTCCCCGCCAGCCACCCGCAGTGTGGAGGGCCATGCTCTGGTACGGGAAAAGGACAGGGCAAGAGCGGGACGGGAAGCGTGCTGGGGGTATGCAAAATCCGTATACCCCACCTACAATCACTCCCGTGCCAGATTGGAAGAACCGCATCCGGGGACACGGGGCGGAGCCCCCGGAGTCCCTGCTGGCGAACCCCCGGAACTGGCGCCGCCATCCCGCGTTCCAGGAGGACGCCCTGCGGGCGGCGATGGACCGGGTGGGCTGGGTGCAGGACGTGATCGTGAACCAGCAGACCGGCCACGTCGTGGACGGCCACCTCCGCATCGCGGCCGCCATCTCCACCGGACAACCCGCCGTGCCCGTCGTCTACGTGGACCTCTCCCCCGACGAGGAGCGCCTCGTCCTCGCCACGTTCGACCCCCTGGGCGCCCTCGCCCGCGCCGACGACGCCCTGCTCCAGGAGTTGCTCCGCGTCGTGCGGCCCCACGTGGACGACCCGAACCTCACCAAGCTCCTGGCCGACCTCAGCAACGGCCTGCTCTACGACCTCGGGGCCGACCCCGCCACCCTGGGCGACCTGATCGAGACGGAGAAGGCCCCCGACCCCACCCTCTCCGAGGGCCAGGCCACCCGCCTCGACGAGGTCGGCCAGCAGATCGAGCGGCAGGAGCCGGACGCCCTGCGCCGCCTCCGCGAGCGGTGGGCGACCGCCCCCGGGCAAACCTGGTCGATCCCCTCCGGAACCACGCCCGGGGCCCGGCACGCCCTCGTCGTCGGCGACTGCTGCGCCCCCCAGGTGATCGCCCGCCTGGAGCCCGCCCTCGTCCCCGGGGCGGTCATCGTCACCAGCCCGCCCTACGGCATGGGCCAGGACTACGAGGACGCCTACCGGGGCCAGCAGCCCTACACCAAGCGCGGGGAGAAGGACCACCGGGGGCCCGACCAGACCGGCGGCAACCCCACCCGCGAGGGCGTCACCCGCTGGATCGCCCTCATCCAGGACTTCGTCGCCCACTGGCAGCCCGTCGTCCACGGGGCGGCGATCAACCTCGCCGACCACACCGTCGCCCCCACCCCCGGCTACGGCCGCCACACCTACGGCGACCTCGTTGACGCCTGCACCGCCGCGGGCTGGGAGACCGTCGCCACCCGCATCTGGAAGAAGCCCCCCATGCTGGGCAACAACCCCTACTGGCTCAACTCCTACAAGGCCATCCCCGAGACCGAGTTCGTCGGCTTCTTCTCCACCCCCGGGCGGTTCCCCTTCCGCCCCGTCGCCGAGCGCGTCCCCCGCACCGAGGACTGGCGCTTCCGCACCGTCTGGGAGTTCGGCACCGTCGCCTCCCAGCAGCTCGCCAAGGGCTTCCACCCCGCCGCCTTCCCCGCCGAGCTGCCGCGGCGCTGCGTCCTCCTGTTCACCGACCCCGGCGGCACCGTCGTCGATCCCTTCCTCGGCTCCGGCACCACCCTCGTCGCCGCCGAGGCCCTCGGCCGGGTGTGCCTCGGCGTCGAGCGCGACCCCCTCTACGCCGCGATGGCCCTCGAACGCTGCACCCGCCTCGGCCTCTCGCCAGAGAAAAAGGAGGGCTAGCGGGGGAGAAGTGGGGAGATGGGCAAGACCTCGGCGACCTTCTACCAGCCGCAGGACCTCCCCGTGACGGGCGAGGCCAAGGACCAGATCTGGCTCCGCTGGGACGGCGAGCCCGGGAACGACTACGCCCGCTTCCAGTGCTACCGCGACCTCCCCCCGGGGCGCCGGAACCTCTCCAACGCCTACTGCGTCTGGATGGGCCGCCCCTTCTACGGCGCCGACCGCCGCGAGAAGGTGGCCGTGCCCCAGTCGTGGACCGGGCTCTCCCGGAAGTGGCGCTGGGACGAGCGGAGCGTCCGCTGCGACACCTGGAAGGAGAAGTCCCAGCTCGAAGCCGAGCGCGACGGCACCCTCCAGGCGTGGAAGGAGATGGGCGAGCGCCACGCCAGAGAGGCCATGGCCCTCCAGCAGAAGGCCCTGGAGCGCCTGCGCTCGCTCAACCCCGCCGAGTTGTCCGCCGCCGAGGTGCGCCAATTCCTCGTCCAGGCCGCGACGCTCGAACGCCTCGCCCGCGGCGCCTCGTTGCAGGACATGGCGCGCGTCCAGCGCGAGCAGGAGGAGGCCGCCGCCCGCGAGGGCGTGGCCGTCATCACCTACGTGGACGACTGGCGCGGCGACGGCTCGCGCAAGGTCCGCGTCGAACGCACCGGTGGCAGGCGCAACCCGGACAGCTTCTACGGCAACGGCCAGGGCATGCTGCCCGAGCCGACCGAGGAGGACGAGCATGGTCGTCCCATCCAGGTCCCCCTCGTCACGCCGTACGGCGGACCCGTCCGAGGTCGGATCGACGCCGAGGTTTCGGTTCCCGCAGCCCCACCCGGGCCAGACGACGGTGCTCGACCGGAGGCGCCGGTTCACCTACCTCGCCGCCGGGCGGCGCTGGCGCAAGACGACCCTGGCGATGATGCTGGCGGGCCAGGCGGCGATCCGGGGTGACCTCATCCTCTGGGGGGCGCCCACCTTCGGCCAGTGCGAGATCGGCTGGCGGGAGCTGCAACGCGCCTGCGGCGGCGGCGCCCGCTTCGCCCGCAACCGCATGGAGGTCACCTTCCCCTCCGGGGGCACCGTCACGTTCCGCTCGCTCGACGACCCGGACAACGCCCGCGGCCTGACCGCCTACGGCGTCGTCATCGACGAGGCCCCCCTCATCCAGGAGCGGGCCTGGTACGAGGTCATCCGCCCGATCATCTCCGACACGGACGGCTGGGCGTTCCTCATGGGCACGCCGAAGGGCAAGAACTTCTTCTGGCGCGAGTCCGTGCAGGCCCCCAACCGCCCGGACAGCGTGGCCTTCCAGGCCCCGACCCTGGGCGTCCGCAAGGGCCCCCACGGCGACCTCCAGCGCGAGCACCACCCCCTGGAGAACCCGTTCTTCAAGTTCGAGGAGGCCCAGCTCCTCGCCGACACCATGACCGAGCAGACGTTCCAGCAGGAGTTCCTCGCCCAGTTCGTGGACAGCGGCGGCGGCGTCTTCCGCCACATCACCGACGCCCCCGCCTGCCGCCTCCAGGACGCGGGCGTCCCCGGCCACGCCTACGTCATGGGCGTGGACTGGGGGAAGTACAACGACTTCACCGTCATCGTGCTGCTCGACCTCACCGCCGAGCGCAGCACCGCCCACGCCGTCATCGGCTCCCCCTGGGACCGGCGGGAGATGCCCGTCATCGAGGTCTGCGCCATCGACCGCTTCAACCAGGTGGACTACACCGTGCAGATGGGCCGCCTCGTCGCCATGGTCGAGCGGTTCCGCCCCCAGGTGATCGTCGCCGAGAAGAACGCCGCCGGGGAGCCCCTCATCGAGGTCATGCAGCGCATGGGCCTCCCCGTCTGGCCCTTCGTCACCGGCAACGCCACCAAGGCCCTCGCCGTCGATGCGCTGGCGCTCGCCCTGGAGCGCGGGCAGTTAGCCCTGCCCAAGCACGACATCCTCTTGAACGAGCTGCTGGCCTTCGACGCGGAGCGCCTGCCCAGTGGCATGATGCGCTACGCCGCGCCCGAGGGCATGCACGACGACTGTACGATGGCCCTGGCGATGGCCCTCTGGGGGGCCTCGGCCCTGGACCAGCGCAGGCCGGTCCAGATCGAATGGGGGGACCGCGGATGAGTGCCGGTGATCTGATCCAGGCGCTGCCGACGCCGTCGCAGCCCGGCGGCAGCGGCGGCAGCGGCGGCAGCGGGGGCGGCTCCGGCGACGAGCGGGCGGGCATGATCCAGGACATCGTGCAGCAACTGCGCGACGACTACCGGGAGCGCGACGCCCTCTACAGCGCCATCGACACGGTGCTGTTCCAGGAGAACGCCGTCCTCATCCCGGAGAACTACCGCAAGACCGCGCTGGAGGTGAAGTCCCCGCTCGCGCCCCACATCGCCAACACGGTCACGGCCGCGCTCAGCACGAACCCGCCGAACGTGCAGTTCGACCCCGTCTCGTTCGGCGACCCGGCGCAGTACAACGCGACCCTGCGGGAGAAGTTCTTCGAGGCGGCGTGGCACCGCCAGGAGTTCGAGGCCCAGCGCAGCATCTTCCGCCCCTTCATGCACGCCCTGGTGACGAAGGGCGAGGCCGTCATCAAGACCGTGGAGCGCACCAAGCGGGCCTGGGGCGACTACGCCAAGAACCAGACCAAGCTGCGCCAGATCCTCGAAGCGGACGACTCGCTGGACGAGGACCAGAAGGACAAGCTCTACACCCAGCAGACCGACGAGTGGAAGCGCAGCCTGCCGTACCCCATCGTCTCCACGGACGTGCCGCCGGACACCTTCTACTGCGTGAAGAACGAGGACGGGATGACGTTCGCCTGCGAGGTGAAGACCGTCCCCTTCTACGAGACGCTGGAGCGGTTCCAGGCCACCATCGACGCCAAGGGCACCGTACTCTCCCCCAGCAACGTCCGCGCGACCGGCCTGCCCCGCCACGAGTGGGCGACCGCCTTCGGCTCGACGGTGCCGGGGCGCAGCCAGTGGTCGGGCCGCGGCCGGGTGAAGCCCCTGACGATGGTGGAGGCGTGGGACGCCGACTACGCGACGTACCTCCTCTACGGGCCGGGGCAGATGACCCGCGGCGGCAAGGCGCTGGGGCGGGGGACGGTCGTCAAGCAGGTCAAGCACCGCTACGGGGACCGCGTCACGGGCGCCCTCCGCGGCCCGTACTTCCAGGCGCTGGGGATCACGACGCACAGCCGCCTCCCGGAGCACGCGGGGCTCGGCATCCTCTTCGGCTTCCTGGAGCTGTTCCCCCTGCTGGACAGCCTCCTCACCATCCAGAGCAACGCCGCGTTCCTCTACGGCTTCCCCGCCTTCAAGGAGACCTCCCCGCAGGGGCCGACGCTCCAGGGGCCGTTCGGCAACGACCAGGGCGAGGGCGGCAGCGACCGCACGCGCATCGAGCCCGGCACCCTCTACCCCCGGGACATCGCCCCGGTAGACATGCCCAAGTCGGGCGTTGACCTGGACAAGACGGTGCAGTGGGTGCGGCAGTTCATCGAGCTGGCGCTGCCCAACGTCGTCCAGGGCGTGGCGAACGCCGACCAGTCCGGCTGGGCGATCACCCAGGCGTCCCAGCTCGCCCGCCTGGGCTGGCAGCCGATCATCGACAACGCCCAGTTCGCCCTCTCCCGGCGCACCGGCTTCGAGTCCTGGCTGATCCAGAAGCGCGTCCGGGAGGACGTGAGCGTCTGGGGCGAGGTGCCCGCCAACTACCCCACGGCCAAGGAGAAGCAGGGCTGGCTGACCGTCGGCCCGGAGGACCTGAACGGCATCCACCGCTACAAGGTCACCCTCCAGCCCGACACGCCCGCCGACCAGATCCAGAAGATCCGCACCCACAAGGAGCTGCTCAGCCTGCGCCTGGAGAGCTGGAACGAGGCGGTGACCCAGCTCGGCGGCAACCCCGACGAGGTGGAGGCCGCCTGGCTCCTCTACGACATGAAGAACGACCCCGTCATCAAGGCCGAGCTGAAGAAGCGCACCCTCCAGGAGCTTGGCCTGATGGACGACGAGGCGATGCAGGGCGCCAACGCGGAGGCTCGGGCCGTCCAACCCCCCGGACCGCCCGCGCCGGGTGGTGCGGCAACACCGCCCGGCGCCCTCCCAGGCGCACTCCAGGCGCCCGCGATGGGCGGCGGCCACGCCCCGGGAGGGCCTCCCGGGCAGCAGCCCGGGATGCCGCCCAACGCGGTGGCGATCACGCCCGGCCTGCCCGGCGGTGGCGCCCCGATGGTGCCGCCGCCCAGGAACGCCCAGCCGGTGCAGATGCCGGGCATGGTGGGGCCTACCGCCCCCGGGCGGTAGCAGGGAGGTAATCCGATGGCGATGCGCCGCGTCGGGATGGTGGTCAACCCCATCAGTCCCGCCGCCCCGGAGGCGATGCCGGGGATCAGCGCCCCGACGCCCAGCACCGTCCCGCCCCTCCCCGGCCCGCCGCCCAACGCCGCCCCGCAGTCCCCGATCATGGGCCCCCCGGGGGTGGCCCCGCCGCCGCAGCCCTCCGGCCCCCTGGTGGTGCCCATGCCCGGCGGGGTGCCTCCCCCGCCCGGGGGGATGCCCGGCCTGCCGCACACCGTGCCCCAACCGGGGCGGCCGGGCGCCAACCCCCAGGAGACCCTCCGCGCGGCGCTGAAGGCCGCCGGGATCTCCCTGCCGCCGGAGGACGCGTTGCAGACGCGCGACCTGGGGCGCAAGTCGCCCCGCGGCAAGGCGGCCGACCAGCACATCTACGAGCGGGTGGCCTCCGACCTGGCGGACTGGCTCAACACGATGCCGAAGCTCCTCGCCACCGCGATGCGCGGCGGGCCGCACCAGCAGGGGCCGTTCAAGCACCCGGCCACCGGCAAGCAGAAGTACGAGATCTACAAGGCCAAGCTGTTCAACGCGGACGGGACGCCGAACCTCCAGGGGCGCAAGCAGCTCCTCTCGTCCTCGACGCCCCGGCAGTACGCGGAGATCGTCCACATCGTGACCGGGCAGATGAAGCGCGAAGGGGGCGCCCTGGCGGCGCCGGGGTCTGAGGGATGAGCGACGGCGCCTGGTGGGACACCAACGACTACGACGGCGGGCAGGACAAGGCCCAGACCGGGGAGACCAAGAGCACCTTCGACGCGAGCACGACGTACTCCCCGCCGGGCTCCGCGGCCCCCATCGACCAGTACAACTACGTCGCCGACCCCTCGGCCCCCGGCGGGTACCAGACCTACGGCCCCGGCCAGCGGGCGCCCGACAACGCGGCCGCCTTCTCCAACAGCACGGGCCAGTACCCGGACGACCAGTCGATGGCCTCGGCCATCGGCAACGCGACCGAGGACTACACCCCGACCGTCACCGCGGACGGCTCGGCGACGACCGGCCAGTCCGGCTTCTACGACATGTCCCAGGCCGACCAGCAGACCTGGTACAGCCAGTACGGCCAGAACGCCGCGCCCTACATCTGGGCGCAGCAGTCGGGGAACGCCCCGCCCTCCCCGGACGGCTTCAACGCCCTGCCCCAGGACCAGCAGAACACCTGGTACTCCGTCTACGGGCAGAACGCCCCGACGATCTGGCAGCAGCAGGCCCAGCAGAACGCCGCGAACACCCCGGTCAACCAGTTCGACCCCTACGCGTCGATGGGCTCCTGGGCGATCCCCTGGGGGCAGCCGGGTGGCCTCGCGGGCGGGGCGAACTCCGCGGCGGCGGGCGTGACCGGCATGCCGACCGGCTACGGCTGGATCCAGACCCCCGGGCAGCCGGGGCACATGGTCCAGATCGACCCGCGCATCATGCAGTGGATCATGAACCCGTCCTCGGCGCCCGGCTACATCCCCGGAAGCGGCACCTACAACCAGTGGAATCTGGGCTCGAACACCTGGGCGGCGCAGAACAACGCGCCGCTGTTCGACGCCCAGGGCCACAACATGGCCTACGGCTCCGGGGGGCCGGGAGACCCCACGGACGGCTCCGGGCCCCAGACCGACCAGCAGTGGATGCAGGGCGGGCGGCTCTTCAACTGGCAGGGCAACCTCCAGGGCCAGTGGGCGCCGCTCGCCAGCAACTACGGGCGCTCGGACACCCCCTCGGGGATGGGCTCGGCGCGGGCGCCGGACTACATGAGCAACCTGCTCAAGCAGGCCATCAACCAGGGGATCATCACCCCCACCGCCCGCGGCTGGAGCTACCTCCAGCAGGTGCTCGGCACCAACGCCCAGCAGATCGGGGGCGCCGCCCCGGGGATGGCCGCGACGCAGGCCCAGGCCAACGGCCAGGGCGGGGCCGCTGGCAACGGGCCGATGGGGGCCGGGACGCAGGCGTTCAACTACCAGGCGTCGTACCTGGACTACCTGACGGCGATGATGAACAACGTCCAGATCCCCCAGATGCAGAACCAGAACAGCCAGTTCCACGACGAGCTGGCCTTCAACCAGGCGAAGGAGAAGTACCTGGAGCAGTACCAGACCCAGTTGCAGCAGGAGGCCGTCCGGCAGTTCAACGCCCTCCAGGGGCTGCGCGAGGCCCAGACCACGGGGACGTACAACGGCGCCCCGACCGAGCAGGCCCGGCAGTTCAACCAGGAGTCGGCGCTGAAGTACCTGCAACTGCTGTCCACGCTGCGCGGCCCCGGGGATGTCTTCCAGTACATGAAGGTGCTCAACGGCACCCCCGGCGGGATCAGGGACATCGTGA